AGCTTGACCACTGTACGCCGCTGCGGTACCGTCGCTCCTGCGCTGGCAAATTCCAGCGCCGGGTTTGGCAACCCGATGAACGGCGCTTCAAGAGCGCCCCGCATCCCGAGTGGCGCTTTTTTGTTGCCTCCCACAGTTTACGATGGGGCAGTCAGGAAGACCGCAAGGTCTGCCGGTTCATGCGCAAGCTCCGTTCCCGGTTTGCCAATCCTGCCTGTCCCATCACCATGGGGTTTGGCAACGTCTGGTGATGGGTTTTCCTCTCGAACGGAGACCTGCACCATGCATAGCACCCTTCCTGCGTCCGTTGATTTTTCCGACGTATCCCTAACCATCATTGATCATGATGGCATTCCTTACCTGACGGCTGCCGATTTGGCCCGAGCTTTGGGCTATAAAGACACCAGCGCTGTCTTGCGCATCTACTCGCGCCATACCGACGAATTCACCAGTGAAATGAGCTTGACGGTCAATTTGACCGTCAAGGGTTTCGGTTGCGGCAACTCAGAAAAACCTGTCCGTATCTTCAGCCCCCGCGGCTGTCACCTTGTGGCGATGTTTGCCCGTACTTCAGTCGCCGCCGCGTTTCGCCGCTGGGTGCTGGATGTGTTGGAAGTCCTTCCCTCGATCCGCAAGACGGGCGAGTACACAGTGAATCCCGATCTGGAATACGACCAGATGCGCGGCTACTCCAAAGACCGTAAGCAAATGGAGGAGTTAAACACCGCTCATAGCCGTTGGATTAGCGATGTCAGAAGGCTACTTGAGTCCGCAGGAATAAAAGAGCCTGAATTTCCAAAAGGGTTGGAAGATAGTAAAGCCATTGCCACATCGGCACTCGTCGAACTACTGAGATGGCATCGCTGGGTACTGGATTTCGGTCCTGACTTCAGGCTACGGCTAACACCCGTCACGCTGCATACCAATTTTCTTACTAGCGACGAAGTGGCGGATTGGGTCAGACACCCAACGTTTCCAAGCAAGCATCTACCCGATATCGCAAAAGCCGCGATTGAGCGCATGAGTAAAGCGTTTTCAGAAAAAGCCATCGGCCCGCACATGGAGCAGGCCGCCCCAAAGGTCATGGGCAATGCAAGCAGGCATCTGTCATGAACACCATCAGTAATGAACAGGGAGTTGGAATGAACGCAATCACACCGTTTCACTTTGAATCGCAAGCCGTGCGAACTGTGGTCGATGATCACGGTGAAGTGTGGTTCGTCGGCAAGGATGTTGCTGCGGTATTAGGCTACGCCGATCACAGCAAAGCTTTGAGTGCCCACTGCAAGGGGGAGGCAAAACGCCTCCCCCTTCAGACACCAGGCGGAATGCAGGAAGTCCGGATCATCTCCGAGCCTGACATGCTCCGCTTGATTGTGAGCAGCAAACTCCCTGCCGCAGAGCGGTTCGAGCGTTGGGTATTTGAGGAAGTTCTGCCCACCCTGCGCAAGACAGGCACCTACTCCACACCAGGAGCACTGCCCACCTTGCCTGGGCCGACACAGGATCGCATTGCCGCACTCCTATTAATCGGCCAATACATTTCTACAGTGCCAGGGATGAAGCCAGGGATTGCCGCAGCGGCAACGCTGGCCTGCATCAAAAGCAACACGAATTTAACAACCGAAGAACTACGCCGTGCATTGCCTGCGTTACAGGAACCGCTTTGCCTGCTCAACGCCACGCAACTAGGCAAGCGGCTGCATTGCTCGGCCAAGGCGGTGAACCAATTATTAGCCTCCAGAGGCTTTCAGTTCCGTAATGAACGCGACGAATGGGAATTAACCGAAGCCGGTCGCGTGTGGTGTGAAGCCATTCCGTACTCACGCAACGGGCACAGCAGTTATCAACTCTTGTGGAATCCAGACGTCATCGCGTGTCTGAGGGAGGCTGCATGAACGGCTACGCACGCCCCCGTGGCGATGATGTACGTAACTCGGAGGCAGCAGTAGTGCGGAAGGTTGTTCGCCGGTTACCGGATGGGTTCTACGGGTTTGTGCAAGACGGAAACATTGTTTACGAGATTCATCCCTCCGACATCAGGGAGGCGCTGTGCTGGATCGAACATTTAGCGCAGAAAACGTGGATCACAAAGCATCACCTAGAACAGTTCGCGTGCATTGCGGCGGACACGTTCGAGATGAGAAGGCAGTGAGATGCCGAGTCGTTTGCTTCGTGAGGGTATCTTGAGCAGTGAACGCGTCAATGCGCTGGATTTCCCTGCCGAAGTGTTTTACCGGCGTCTGATGTCCAAGGTAGATGACCATGGATTATATGACGCCCGCCCGTCGATGCTGAGGGCATCGCTGTACCCGTTGAAGGTTGATCGGGTTCGTGAGGCCGACATTTCCCGTTGGATCGCTGCGTGCGAGAAGGCCGGACTGATCGCTCTCTACGACGAAGATGGAAAGCCGTATTTGCAAATGTTGGACACCCGTTGGCAGGCAAGGTCGGAACCTAAATTTCCGTTGCCACCAACTGCCCGTAGTGGCGTTCAGATTTCTACGGATGCAAACAACTGTAAACAGGTGAAAACAGCTGTTCACCTAGTCGTAGTCGAAGACGAAGACGAAGACGATAAAAACAACAAAATACCTAACGGTATTTTGAGTGCATCGCTTGACAGCGAAGCACCTGACATCGGGGAGGAACATCAAAATCAGAAAAAACCAGCTTTGGGCGAAAAACCACCTTCTGGCGACCGGATTCCGTACCAGGCCATTGTGGATGCCTTCAACGCCACGATGACGGAGCTGCCCAAGGTCAGGGAACTAACGCCGAAGCGGCGCACGTTGATCCGGTCAGCATGGCAGGCGTCGCCACAACGGCGCAGCCTTGGATTCTTTCAGGCGTACCTGGACGAATGTCAGGAGGATCCTTTCCTCAACGGTACTGGGCCGTACAAATCGCCTCACGAAGGCTGGCGGCCAAGTTTCGATTACCTGATGAAAAACGAGGTGGTGACGAAGGTTTTTGAAACGGCGATAGATCGCGAGGAGCGCTGCCAGTGAACGCTCGTCTTTACGCTTTCGATGAACGTTGTACTGGGGAACTACCGGTGCCGCCGTGGTCGTTGGAGGCTGAGCAGGCGGTGTTGGGGGGGCTGATGCTGGCACCGGAAATGCTGGTCAAGATCGCGGACTGGATCACGTCAGAAAACTTCTACCGCCGTGATCACCAGTTGATCTATCGCGCCATTCTGGAATTGGACAGCAAGCGGCAGCCTTGCGACGTGGTGACCCTGATGGACTGGTTCCACTCGCAAGGGTTGAGTGCAGAGGTGGACGGTGGTGCGTATCTGATCGAATTGGCGAGTACCACGCCCTCGGCGGCTAACATTGTGGCCTACGCTGAAATCGTCGTGGACAAGGCGAGGTTGCGTGAGTTGATCGACGTGGGCACCCGTCTTCAGGATGCTGGGTTTAAGCCTGAAGGCCGGGAGACACGCGACCTGATCGCCGAGGCTGAACACGCAATTGCTCGGCTTGCTGATCGCCCACGCGTCGGCGGCATCAAGACGATGCAGGAAGTCGCACGGCGCTGGTTCGACGATTTGCAGTGCCGTTACAGCGACAAGGGACGGTTGTACGGACTGCCGACCCCGTGGGGAAAGTTCAACGCTATGACAGGCGGATTAGCCCCTGGTCAGCTGATCATTCTTGCGGCCAGACCGGGGATGGGGAAAAGCGCCTGGGCGGTGAATGTGGCCACGGCAAACGCATTGCATGGCAAGCGGGTACTGTTTTTCAACCTGGAAATGACGGATGTCAGTATTTTTAACCGCTGCATTGCCTCGGTCATGAACGTGCCATTGCAATGGCTTCGTGAGCCTAACGACGACTGCCCCGACAGTGAAATGTTCTGGAGTCAGGTCACTGAAGGGGTGCGCCGGATGCGTGATGCCGGACTAATGATTGATGACACGCCTGGACTCAATCGGGAGCAGATCATGGCGCGTGCGCGCCGTGAGCATCTACGTCAGCCGGTGGACTTGATCATCATTGACCACCTGCACCTGATGCCTTTGCCTGGAAAGACCCGTGAAACGGTGGAGATTGGTGAAATCACCCGCGATCTTAAGGGATTGGGCAAGGAGCTCGGCTGTCCGGTGGTGTTGCTGGCGCAGTTGAATCGCGGTGTTGAAGCACGGCAGAACAAGCGACCGGTGATGAAGGACCTGCGTGAATCTGGAAACATCGAACAGGACGCCGACCTGATCGTATTTTTGTACCGAGACGACTATTACGCCGAACAGGAAGATCGCGCCAGCGAGTACCCCGGTTTTCTGGAAATCAACATTGCCAAACAACGTGAAGGGCAGACAGGCCGGGTGTGGGCACGCAGCAGACTGGCCTACGGATGCATTGACGATTACGAAGGCGAACCACCTCAAGGCTGCGTTTCCGTGGCATCCGCATCCAGCAAAGCTCGCACGCGCTGGGGGCAATATAGAGACGATCAGGAGTGAACAAGATGCAATCTTTAACATTGCCGTGGCCGTCCAAGGACCTGTCACCGAACGCACGGGTGCATTGGACACGGCGCAGCAAAGCCGTAAAACAGGCCAGAGGCTACGCCGAGGTGATGGCACGGTGTGCCGGATGGGGTGGCCTGTCGCTGCCTGCTGAGGGACGCTTGGATCTATGGATTAGCTTCTATCCGCCCACACGCTGTCTGCCTGACGATGACAACATGCTGGCGCGGTTTAAGCCGTACCGGGATGGCATTGCCGATGCCCTGGGCATTGATGACCGGCGTTTTGTATCGCATCCGCTGATTGAGGATGAGGTACGCCATGCCGGACAGGTGGTCATCACCATCACGGGCATCACGCAGCAAGCAAGCAACGGAGGGCCACGCCTGCACGCCAATCCTGCATTCTGATCCTCCCCATCCGTGGTGATGGCCGTGTGACCAACGTTTATTCAGGTGATGCCTACCTGAGCGCTATGAAGCGCCTGGTGACTGCTTCTGGTCACCGCTTTTGACGTGAAACCCACAGGGCATCCGCCATGACTGATCCGCGACGCTTACTGGCTCGTTTGAACCCGAGCACGATCCGCTACGACACGCTGCCTGGTGGAGTGCCTGAGTTGACAGCGCAAGACATTGCCCATGCCCTGGGGCTGGTGCCTGCGGGGTTGGGGCGTGAGGTACTGCAAGCGTGCTGGTGGCCGGATGGCGCAGCGTTGCGACGTGGCCCCTTGCGCGATGCGGCGGTGGCCTTGGTGGTGCCGGAGATTCGACGGCAGCAGCAGCGCTTGCTGGAAGCGCGTACAGACGTGGGCATTGTCAAAGCGTGCATGGGGTGGACCCGAGCAACGACAAGCGCACAGCAGGCTGCGCTGAGGCGTGCGCAGGAGCGGCTGGACAAGCTCAAAGCCCACCTGTGGCCGCAGGCGACGTTGGAGATGTTACCGGTACTGGTTGCGGCGGTGGTGGATGAGCTGTCCACGCCGCAGTTATGCCCCTGCTGTCATGGTCAGGGGGAACGGCGTGTAGGGGCGTTGGTGAAGGTGTGCACGGCGTGCGGGGGCAGCGGTGCGGTTCCCGCCAGTGACCGCAAGCGCGCCGCTGCCA